ACGGCAGACACAGGATATATACAGCGTAAGCTAGTTAAAGGAATGGAAGATGTAATGATCTATTACGATGGTCTAGTCCGTAGTGCTAACAACCAAATCTTACAATACTTCTATGGTGGATCTAATTTAGATCAAGTAAAACAGTCTCCTGTAAAATTACATTTAATTACTATGAATAATGCAAAGATAAGAGAAACATTAGTATTTACCAAAGCTGAATTGAAAGAACGGTATAAGAAGAATGAATTAACAAAGACAGAAGTATTAAATGAACAATTTTATAAGAAATTAGTTTCATACAGAGATGAATTAAGAAAGATTATAATGAGTGCAACATTAAATTATGTTACGATAAAAGATAAATTTATGTTACCTGTAAATTTACCTCGAGTAATCAATAGTAACATTAGTAGTACTCCATCAAAAGATATTGTTGAGTATGAAGATGTAATAAATACGATTGAAGAAATTATCAAGTCTGAAAATACCAAAATGTTTTGTATGACAGAAGCTGAAAGAAAATTAGATATTGCACAAAGTTATAAACAAGAATTAGAATATATCAATAAATTTATGTTTATTGTGTCTATTTATGAATATCTATCACCTAAGAAATGTATTGTAGATTATAAATTTAGTAAAAAAGCATTAGAAAAGGTTAAGAAAGAAATTATTCATAACTTTAATAAAGCAATTGTAGATCCAGGTGAAATGGTAGGTGTATTGGGTGCTCAAAGTATGGGAGAAAAGAGTACTCAATTGAACTTGAATACCAAACACTCTGCGGGTGCGGTTAAGAAAGGTACTAGTGGTGTTGCAAGAATGAATGAAATATTACGTTGTACTAAGAATATTAAAACACCAATGTTTACAATTTATTTGGAAGATAAATATAAATATAGTAAAGAAAGTGCATATAAAATTGCATCATATATTAGCTATTTAACATTACAAGATATTGTAACAAAAGGTGATATTGGATATGATCCTGATATCAAAAACGGGTACTTAGGTATGGATAAAATAGATCCAAATACTGCAATGCAGATCTATGATGTTAAATTAGATTTGAAGAAGTTACCATGGATGTTCAGATTTACTATCAGTCGTGATATGTTATATGCCAAAAAGTTAAAATTATCTGAAATTAAGGTAAATTTTGTAAAGTTTTGGAAGAGTAAATTAACGAGTGGTAAAATTAACAATAAGACAGAGAAAGATATTTATACACGAGTAGTATCCTGTGCTATCTTATCTAGTACTGAAAATGATCCAAATCCAGTAATTCACATTCGTTTTGAATTGAATAATTATGATTTGAATAAGATTATTGAATTACAAGATTATATTTTAGCAAATTTTAATCTGAAAGGATTAGATGGAATTACTAATATCGAAGTATCATCTGTATCTCAATTACTATTATTAGAGGATGGTTCAATTGAAAATAAAGAAGAATATATATTACAAACAGATGGTATTAATATGTCCGGTATTCGTGGAATTTTAGGAATTGATCATATTAAAACAATTACAAATGATATGTATTCAATCTATGCAAATTTTGGAATTGAAGCTGTAAGAAATAAATTAATTAATGAAATTGGTGGATTAATTGATAATGTAAATTATCATCATATATCAATTCTAGTTGATGTGATTACACATGGAGGATCATTGATATCAATTGATCGTCATGGTATTAATAGACAAGATACTGATCCATTATCTCGCGCATCATTTGAAAAGACAATGGAACAATTTATTAATGCAGCTGCATTTAATGAAACAGATAAATTAAAGAGTGTTTCATCAAGAATTATTATTGGTAGAATGATTAATGGTGGAACAGGATATTGTGAACTGATGATGGATAATGATATATTAGAGAATACGGAATTGAATATATCTAGTATTGAACAGGGATTGAATCAAACGTCTGCAGTAATTAAGTTGGATGATAATTTGGTTATCGACGATCTAATCATGAAGGATAGTGAAAATATGTTTATAGTTTAACATGCTTTAGCATGTGTATAGCATGTGTTTAGCATGTGTATAGCATGTGTATAGCATGTGTATAGCATGTGTATAGCATGTGTATAGCATGTGTATAGTACTAAATCTAAAAATTGAAAGATTATTAATTTATATATAAAAAATATAAATTAATAGCAAACAAAATGGCAGGTGTTGATTTTGATGATATTAATATAATAAATAATCAGAATATTATTAATGATGATAACATTAACGATGAAATTGAGAATGAGTTTGTAATAAATAATGAGAATAATAGATTTCTAGATATAATTATATTATTAGGATTAAATCCAAAAATTAATTATCCTTTGAAAATTATTCAGCAGGGTATAATTGAGATGTGTATGATTAAACAAAATAGTAATTATCATAATAAATTTTCAAAAGTATACAAATTTAGAGATGATTCAATATCTAAAAAAATATGTGAAATTATGTATAATACAAATATTAATTATCAGTTATCAATAATGAGTGTTGGTTCATGTATACGAAGGATGTATAGACATTATAAATATACAAAAATTGTATCAAATGTTGATGATAATAAAATAAAAAATGTTATCCCAGAAACATTGGGATTTAATTATGATAATCCCAGATGGAAACCTCTTGATTCTTTATTTATATGTTAATCATGATGAAAATGACATAATGTGCGTAAAATTGAAAAACATAAAAAATTGATAAGTTAATAGTTTAAAGATATATTTTTATAGTAAATAAACAATAAAAATGTCCAAACTTAGCTATGAACTAAAAGATGTTGATTTCAGTCGTATGGTAATTAAAGAATCTAAAAATAACCCAAATATCTTTTCTATTAATTACAAACAAGATGACAGTACTGTTAAAAGTTTACTGATTAAAACCCCATTTATTGATTGCAACTTTTCCGGGCTCTTTTTTGATAAAGACAAGGATGGTAACGTGATTGAGGATAAGGATCGCATGCAATGGAGAGCATTCCTTACAGATGAGAAGATGATTGCTAAACTTAATGAGCTGCAAGAAGAGATTGAGAAGAATAAACTAATTTTCACAGGTCCTATTTCTAAAGATAAGAAGGGTCAGAAGGATTTCAATATGCAAAATATTATTGGTGAGAATACTGACAAGAATGGTGTTACTCATCAATATGGTAGATTCAACATTCGTCATGTAAAGAATACTGACAAAATTGAGACTGCATTTTTTGATATGAAGGGTCAGAATCTTAATATTCAGAAGCTGAAAGATTTTGAATCTCAGTTTCGCCCCCGTGAATTTCGCTATCGTCTTGTATTTTCTATGTACGGATGGAAGATGAAGTCTACTTATCTGTATGGTGTTTCATTTTCAATTGAGCAAATGCAGATTGAAATAACTAGCTCTGGAACAAACATCAAAGAGATCCTGAAAAGTGTAAACCTGTTTGATGATGCCAATGCAAGTGCAGCTAAAGTAGATCTTTCTAGTTTCATTGAGAATGCAGATGCAGATGTAGATGATGATGCAGATGAAGATGAGGATGATGAGAATATTGTAGCATCAGTTGAGAAGATGGAGCTTAAATCATCTAACAATGATGAGGATGAGGATGATGATGAGGAGATTGTGCCTACTAAAAAGGCAGCATCTGTATCAGTGAAAACAAAAACTGTTTCTCGCAAGAAGGGTTCATCTTCTAATGCATAAATAAATATTTCTTTTATTTAAAATAATAATTTTATTATAAATAAATGCAGAATCATTATTTACCACATCAATTTGATTTATCAAATATAGTGTATGATGCACCAGATTGTACAGATGATTTTACAAAAAAAACAATTAAAATATATGATAAGAAAAAAGATAAACCATTATATATTCAAACACCTGAATTAACAAATATATTTGGAGTAATAAAGAAGAATTCATATAGTGAAGTGTTATTACCTTTAGGTGGTATTCAGTGTTTAGTATTTAAGAAATTCATTAATAATTTAGAAAATAAGGTATTACATGATGCGAATCTTAATAAACATTCATGGTTTCGTTGTAAGAAAACAGATTCACCTGAATCAGAAAGTAAAACAGTAAATGCAAAATCAATAAAATTTATTCCATTAATTAAAGAAATTAATAAAGATGTTACATCTACAATGGAACATTCCGAAGATTTTGAAAAATGTAATGAAGGACTAATAAAGATAAAAATAACAAATAATACAGTAATAAAAAAAGAAGCAAGTGAAATTACTGTAGATGAATTAACAAAAAATAATAAAATAAGAATGATATTACAAATATATGCGATATGGATAATTATAAAACCATTAGATGATTCTCATAATTTTATATCTACATTTGGTATATATTTAAAACCAGAGATAATAGAAGAAAAAGTTGCATATAATTTAAATTTTATAGAGGAAGATAAAATTATATTTGAATCTGAAAATGAGGAATCAGATTCTTCTATATCAGATTCTGAAGATGAATAAATTAATTTATTTTATAAAATAAATTAATTAATGTAATATATTAATATTGGTGGGTTCTATTTCAATATTAGAATATAAGTTCACTGATATTCCATCATCATATTTTTTGATCATTTTACCTGAACTAGATGTAAAGATTCGCCTTTTATTAGACGAAGGTGTATTTGAAAGAGTTTCAGTCATATCTTTAACAATTAAAACATAATTTTTATCAATGTATTCAATTACATTATATTGTACAGCCCATCTAAAAAAATTTAATTGACTAATATTGGTTAAAACACATTGTGAATCAGATACATTAAATAAAATTCGATCTTTTCCTCTGCAAAATGGGTCAATGTACTTTTTACCATATGCATTTAGCTGACTTTTATAATGTGTATGTATATTTATATAACATTCTTCATCATTTTCTTTAATTTTGTAAATTACTTGATTTTTCTTAGAATAATTTGTAACAAACCAATCAACTACCCTTAATGAAATCTTAGAACTACCTATAATTATAGGTAAAGCTAATTTAAATCGCTCTTCTGTAAAGAAATTTTTCAATGAATTTAATAATAAATCATTTTTAGAGTCTATTTTAAATTCAAACTTTTTATTAACTTCTTGACGTAATAATCGTTCACTATCTGATTCTGTGTTAATTATTCTATCCATATATAATTGAATGATATTTATGATTTTAAGTACTTTTTCTATTAAATATTTATTTCACAGATTAACGCAATTATAAAAAATTGATAGAAAAAGTTCTTACCAATAAGTAACTTAAAGACAACAAACGTTAATATATTATATAATACAAAAATGTCATCCACCAAAGTATCTCGCAGCAAGAAAGTTGAAGCCACCAAGGAAGAAGTCGTAGTTGCCCCTGTAGTAGAAGTAAAACCTATTGTAGTAGATGCTGATGCAGACGTTCCTGAAGATGATGCAGATGATTCTAAAAAGCAATCCGTAGATGAGCTTCTTGAAATGCAATCTAAACTCATCAAAGATGGAATGCAACTCTTTAGCCAAGCTAAAGCCATGAATCAACAAATTCGCCGTGCACACAACTCTGCTCTTCGTACTCAAAGCCAAAAGAAAAAGACTCGCAAGAGCCAAGTACAAAGTGGTATTCTCAAGCTAGTACCTCTTCCTGCTGAAGCTGAGGCTTTTCTTAAAGCAGTAAAAGAAGAGATCCCTGAAAACCGCCTGATGCGTCGCACTGCATTCAGCGGCAAGATCTATGGTTACGTAAAGGCTCAAAACCTCTACAAACCTGATCCTTCCAAAGTATCTGGATATGACCGCAAGGTAATTATCCCTGATGCAAAACTCCGTACTCTTTTCAACCTTGATGCAGACAAGACTCTTGATTTCAGCTCTATCAATGTAAATCTTGCAGTCATCTACAAGCGTGCAAAGGAAGCTGCTGAAGGTGGTGCACCTGCCCCCGCCCCTACTCCTGCCCCAGTAGCCGCCGCTGCCAAGAAAGGTAAAGCTGCTGGAAATAGTGCATAAATAATATAAAATTTTTTTATTAATTTAAAAATATATACAACATATTTTTAAATTATCAGTCTTTAGTAATGTAATTCATATAACGACATTCGCATACTAATTCCATTAGTATCCACTGGAGAACTATCACATTTCTCAATAAAACCTTTAGTTTTATTAATCAATTTATTTATATCAGTAATATTTCTGGACAATATAATAGGTAATGAATTTTCAGTAAATAAGAAATGTTTAAGAAAGAAATATGATATTACACTGGTTTTTTGTTTAAAATTATTTAATTGTAATAAGTCGCATAATTTTAAATCAAAGTATTGCAATATTTTACAAATTTGATAATGTTGCCAACCCAAATCATTACTTAATAAATCAATAAATTGCTCAGATGGGGCAATTTTATCAATATAATTAGCAACATACCAATAATAATGAATAATTGCTAAGTATTCAGTTATACCTTCATTAGAAATATCATCATCTTTTAATGAAACGGGTACATCAATTAAGTTATTATTATTAAAATCAAATTTAGATGCATGTATTAATTCATGAATTAATACTTTCAATGATTCTTCCTTTCTAAAGATATGAATATCACTAGGTTCTTTCACAAAAGTAAATCCAGAATTCATATATTCTTCCGTTAAAACTTTAGGTTTATGATCAGGTGGTAGTCTTTTTTTAATATTTGATAAATAAAATGTAATTATGTATGTTTGAGGTTTCATTTTTGCCCACCATGAAATAATAGATGCGACATGATTTAAATATATAGAACTTACTTTATTACCATAAATTGTTATTATATGTGAATCTAATTTAATAACATATTTATATTTTAATACTTTTACGGCAGTTAAAATAGAATCATATTTAGCAAATCGAGATTCAATTAATGCAGCTAAAGGTGCATCTTCTTTTGATATTCTAACATTATTATTATTTAATTTTATATATTCAATTGGTGGTAAATTGGTCAAATATTTTAGTATAATATCGCTATGTAATAGGGGACGTTTATCTATAACAGATAAACGTTTATATGTATTTTCGTTAAATATATTCATTTTTATTCTTAACTTAAGATAAGAATAAATATTATAAATATGAATAAACAGGACAAATATAATCCCGATGTAATAAAGAAATTTGAAACAGTTACAAGAGAGAGAGAAACATCTTCCTATATATTTTCTAAACAAGTGTACAAAGGTATCACCAATGATTTTCCAAATCAAATAAAAAGTCCAGATGATTTAAAAATGAAAGTGGAGGAGCCTAATTTTGAATTAATTAAAGTTAAAATGGAAGCATCATTAAAAGAAAGGGAAAGAGAAAAACTTGAACAAGAAAGATTATTAAAAGAATTAAGTGAAAGAAAATTACAAAAAAAATTAGTAATTAATACAACTAATACAAGTGAAGTTCAAGAAACATTTCAAGATATGAAAAATTCACAGAAGAAATATAATCTAGAAAAAAATGATAATTTATTCAAAGAAAAATCAGTATTAAATGATGTATTTGATTTTTTAAAAAAAATATGATTTAAATATAAAAATTTTATATATTTAAATGAATATCTTATATTTAGCAAGTATTTTTGTATGTATATTTGTTATATTTTTTATATATAAGAGTACAATAACTCCTATAGAATCATCTACTGAAAAAAAAAGAAATAATAAAAAATTCATTTTAACTATAACTACAAATTTGGAAGGAAAAGAAGATAAGTGGAAAATACTTTGTAATGCAATTGATAGTATTTTATATTATGATAAAAATATAAACTTATTTATTGATATTTATGTTATAAATGAATATAGTTTAACACCAAAAGAAGATTGGAAGATAAAAATGAGTAATAAATACTCATTTATTAATTTTATTCAAAAAACAAAAGATTTAAATGGTCATGGAGAATCATTAAATTTAATATTAGATTTAATTAAACCATATACATATTGGATTCATTGGGATGAATTATGGTATAGTACACGTTCATTTATATTTGATGCAATTCAAATAATGGATAATACGAAAATAACTCAATTACAATTTACGAAAGAAAATAATCAAACTGATTGGGAAGAAAAAATAGTATTAACTGATTGTCATAAAATGCCAAATAATAATAATTATTGTATATTAAAGTATAATACTGAAGATTATCCTAAATTTAATTTAGATGATGAACTTACAGATAAAATTTTTTCAGTATATTCTATTAGACCTAGTATTAATAGAGTGAAAAATTATAACTTTGGAAAATTTTTAGTTGATCCTAAGTATTATCCAATTAAATATGAAATAGAATTTGGTCAAAGATGGATGAATAATAAATATATTAAGGCTATATTTCTAGAAGGATCTGTAACTAGATAATAAATATATAAAATAAAATCTAGATAGTTAATAATAGATATTATATATGGATAAATTGGATAAAGAATTAATAATTATATTTGAAGAATCAGAGATACAACCAAAATTAGATTTTTTAAAAGAAAATTTAAAACACCATAAAATATTCAAAAAATTAATAAAATTATGTATTCAATTTAAGATTAAATTATATGAATTATTAGAAGATAGATATATTGTAAGAAATCTAGAAAAAATAATTAAGAATTGTTATCAAAGACGAAGTGATATAATAGAAAAATTAGCAAAATCAATTAATAATTATAATCAATTAGAAAAAGTTGTTTTAACAAGAAAAGTTAAAATATTAATAAAACAAGATTCAGAAAAAAAAACTGATTCATCATCACCAGAAGAAACATTTGATATCAAAGCAGGTATAGATAAATTATATTTAGAGTTTAAGAATGATTCTAAAGTATTAGAATCATTAATTGATTTAATAATTAACAATTTTCCAACAGATTTAATACAATCATTTTATACAACCAAAATTCCAAATACAAAGTATATAGAAGAATATATTAGCTAAAGCAAATATATAGGTTCACTTTATTCACGAATATATTAGCTAAAATAATATAAACATTAAGAATATAATGTTTATATGATAATAATTGGTATCGATTTAGGTACTAACAATACTGTTCTATCTTATTATAAAAATGGTCATTTACATTTAATTAATAAACCCATACCTAGTATTATTTCTATTGTTGATAATAATATTATAATTGGCGATGATGCATTATTATTAGATCATCATAAAAATTTAAAAAGAAAATTAACTAATAATCCAAAAGTATTATATTTGTATCAGGCATTTTTAACAAAGATTAAGGAAATAATTGATAATAGAATGAAAGAAGAGTATCAAGTTTCAGATACAAAGTATCAAGTTTCAGATACAAAGTATCAAGTTTCAGATACAAAGTATCAAGTTTCAGATACAAAGTATCAAGTTTCAGATACAAAGTATCAAGTTATTGTAACAGTACCTGCATATTTTTCAGAAACAGATAAAGATATTACTAAAAGAGCAGTAATTGGTGCAGAACTCCCTTTACTAAGATTATTAGCAGAACCAACAGCTGCAGGTATAACATATGGTCATTTTTTTCATACCTTAGAGGAAATTATTTTAGTATTTGACATGGGTGCAGGAACAACAGATTTAACACTTATGCGTAAATCACTAGAAGACTCTACAACTAATAATTTCTATGAAGTTATTAGTATTATTGGGGATGTAAATTTTGGTGGTGAGGACATTACGAATTTATTGGGTAATTATTTACCATCAAATATTGATGCAGAAAAAGCGAAGATAAGATTATCTTCAGGTGATATTTCAGAATTAAGTCAAAAAAAGTATTTTAGTATCTTAGAAGAGAATTATTTGGAAAAAATAACTAAATTATTTGATACTATATTGAAAGATGGTAATATTAATAAAAAAGAAGTAAATCAAATAATATTAGTTGGAGGATCTACGAAGAATCCATTTATTAGAGAAACTGTATCCAATTATTTTCAGAAAGATTTAATTCATATAATAGATCCAGATACAGCAGTTTCATTTGGAGCAACTATATATGGTAATTCACTATTATCAAAAGATAATACAGTTGTATTAGTAGATAGATTACCAATGTCAATTGGTATAGAGGTAGATGAGGGAAAATGTGCGATATTAATTGAGAAAAATACAATTATACCAACAACTAAAGAATCATATTTTACAACTCAAGAAGATAATCAAGAATATATTAATATTAAAATATATCAAGGTGAACATAAATATGTTAAAGATAATTGTTTGTTAGGATTTTTCAATGTCAAATTAACTGAATTAAAACCAAAGGCAATTGCAAAAATATGCATAACAACTGGAATTAATGCGGATGGAATATTAACAGTAACAGCAATTGATTCTAATAATAATAAAAATTCATTAGATATTCAAACAATACGTAATGATAATATAGAAAAATATGGTACAATTTTACCACATGAAGTTTATGAAGAAGAATATGATATATATAACAAATTATACTCTAATATAAAACAACAAATATTATTTCAATTAGAAGAAAATATATATTTAAAATTAAATTTAGATGATAAACAATTACAATTAACAAAATTTAATGAATATGATAATAAGATAGAAAAAGTATTAAATACGTATAAAGTAACAAAAACTATAGAAATACTTGAAAAAAATCTATTAGATGTTAAAAATATTATATTAAATGTACAACATGATTTTAGCATGTATTTAAACAATTATATTATTGAAAGTAATACAACTATAAATTATATGGAAAAAATAGAGGAACTAATAAGTAATATTAAAACGTATAATTTGTTAGAAAATCAAGAAAATATGATATTAGAATTGTGTGAACAAATCATTACATTAGATAATAAAGATTGTGATCTTTTATACATAAAGATTGGAGAAATATTAGGGTTTAATTTCTAAATAAATTTCAAATAATGTTTTATGCGAATAAGAGATTTAAAAATATACATATTAAAAAATGATTATGATAAATACATAAAAATATTACATTCTTTTAGAGATCATATTCATAAATTATTTTACTATAATATATTTTCATTATATGATAAGTCATTATATTTAAATGAATTGACAGATATTCATAAAATATTAAATGAATATTATAATGATAAAATTATTAATTTTTGTGAAATGAATAATACATTAGAACATGAAATATTATCATCCGAAATACATCACATAATCTCATTTATAACAAAAATGAGATTAATACCTGAAATAAAATCAACACATGAAATATTTTATGATAGTTTTTATAATCCTTTAGGAATGATAAAAACAAATATTAAGAAATTAGCAAGTAATATTGGATATCCAAATATTAAAACTGCGATTGAATTACTAGTTAATGATTCATTTGTATATGATACACAAACTAAATTATTAATAGAAAATTATAATTATTTATATATACCGACAAAATTTATTGAAAAAGACAATGTAGACAATAAATTTAATAATTTTGAATTATTTACAGATAATATTTTTATTAAAGAAGCAACACCTGATAATAATATATTTGTACCATTTTTTGATTTATATATTAAGAATGAATTTAATTATATATGTTTAAAAGGTATATTTATTCCTGATGAAATTTCATTATTTATGAGAAGTAGTATTATTATATTTAATCAATTATTTATGAAAAGAAAATACTTAGAAACATTAATAGATAGTGAATTGTCAAGAAATATATTACGATCATTATCAATAGGAGAAATTATAACATATACAGCAGATAAAATACTAGATTTAATTAATAATAATATTACAAAATACACAAATATTAAGGGTAAAAATCCACATGCATTATACAAAGAGTACATAAGTAAAAATAATATTATTGAATTTTATTCAATAATTAAAATATTATTAGCAGGTGAAGAAGAAAATTATCAATTAGCAGGATTTTTATGTTCATTAGCAAAAGATAAAAAATACAATGATGTAAGTTTAACTGATGCAATGAATGTATTTTTAAGTTATATTTCTCAATGTAAATTAAAAAAATTTATGATTTTAATTAAGGATATTAATTCAGATGATGTTGATTATAAAAAACAAATATTAGTACATTCATATATGCCTGATAAAATAAAACAACTTGCATTAGAAAAAGTATCTGAAATGAAAAGTAATAATAATGATTATCATAAACAATTATTATTTGTAAAAACATTATTAAAATTTCCATGGATTTCACAAGAAGAAACTAATTTATTTAAAAATAAATTATTAGAAAAAGAACCATTAATATTATTTAATGAAATAGAAGAAAATTTTAATAAAAAAGTATTTGGACATGCAAAAGCAAAAGAACAATTTATATTACAAATAGCAAGATGGTTATCTAACCCAAATGGTAAAGGATATACAATTGGATTAGGTGGACCACCTGGAGTAGGTAAAACATTATTAGCTAAAAGTGTAGGTGAAATATTAGATATGCCTTTTATTCAAATCACATTAGGTGGTCAAAATGACGGTGAATTATTACATGGTCATGGATACACATATAGTGGAGCACAACCAGGTATGATAGTTAAAAAAGTAGCAGATTATGGAAAAAGTAGATGTATAATATATTTTGATGAATTAGATAAATGTAGTTCAAAACACGGGATAAATGAGATATCAAGTATATTAATTCATTTAACTGATCCAAATATGAATCAATCATTTCAGGATAGATTTTTTCAAGGTATTGAGTTTCCATTACAAAATTGTATATTTATTGCATCATATAATGATTCTTCTTTAATTGATCCAATATTATTAGATAGGTTTGTTGAAATTAATGTAACACCATATACATTGTCTGATAAAATTACAATTATAAAAAACTTTGTATTACCAGAAATAATGAAAGAAATTGGATTAGATAAAAAAATTATAATATCAGATGAAGTAATTAAAAAAGGTATTTTAGAGTATACAAATGAAGCAGGTGTAAGAGATATTCGTCATAAATTAGAATTAATATTAATGAAAATTAATAAGGAAGTTTTAATAAAAACAATTACAAATGAAACAATTAATATTGATTGGGACCAATTTAAAAAATATGTTGATGAAAAGTCATATAAAACTGAGAAAGTTCATAATGAACCAATTGTAGGAATGATCAATGGATTATATGCAACATCATCAGGAAGAGGTGGAATTGTACCAATTCAAATAATGCCTTTATATGGCGAGAAATCATTTGTATTAAAATTAACAGGGTCATTAGGTGAGGTAATGAAAGAAAGTATTCAATGTGCTTATACAACAGCATTAAGTTATATTAAGAGCGAAGGTCATGATGTAAATCAATTACTAGAAAAATTTGCATCAGGATTTCATATACATGCACCATGTGGATCAACACCTAAAGATGGACCTAGTGCTGGTGGTGCATTTACATTAGCATTTATTAGTATATTATTAAATAAACCAATTGATAATATGACAGGTATTACAGGAGAAATTGAATTAACTGGTAAGATAACAAAAATAGGTGGATTAATTAGTAAATTACAAGGAGCAAAATTAGCAGGTATTAAACGGGTATTAATATCAATAGAGAATGAAGATGATGTAACAGAAATAAAAGAAAAATATCCAGAAATAATAGAAAATTTAGAAATAAAATTAGTTACTATAATAAAAGATTGTGAATTAATTTTTATTAACTAGCGTCCAGTTAATAATTCACTTCTAGTTATTACTGAATTATTTTTATTATCATGTGGTTTTAACATTATATTAGATAATTCAGTTACTAATTTTTTAGATTTTTTAAAATCTTCTTCTGATAAAGTATTAACTGGTTGTTGTACTTGAGGCATAGGATTTGATTCTATTTGAGGCATAGGATTTGATTCTACTTGAGGTATAGGATTTGATTGTGCTGCTGTCATCATGATAGTTGATACTTTATTAACTATATTAAATGATGAATCTTCTTTATCTAAATCAAAATTATTGGGATTTTTAGATTTTTCTAATGATAAAACTAATGTATTATGGTTAAAGATAGAATTCTCAGAAGCATCAGATTTATTAAATGTATTTGGGAATTCTAAGTTAATACTTTTCATATAATTTACAGTTTCTCTATTAATAATATATAATAGATAATCATGTAATTTTGTTAAATTATCTTGTCTTTCATCACTATCGTATTTATATGATATGCTCATATTATCAATCATATTAATAATTTTTTTCTCGTCAAATTCAATATCAAGAATATGGGATAATCTTTCTTTAAAATTTTCAATCTCATCAATTACAAAGGGTTTATTATATTTTGATTTCTTTTCTAACATTAATTTTAATGTTTCAAGATCAGCGGTAATTTGAGCTAATAATGAAATATTACTATTTATTAAATATTCTATTTTATTCATTGCTTGCATATCACCAGTTATTTTTGATAATGAAAACCATCTTTTAATAGCTTTAAATGGTTTTTCATCTTTATAATGTTGAATATCATCAAATAATGATTGTTGAAAGTTGGAAAAATAATTTTTATCTACATTAACAAAACCATCAATTGATTTTAAGATAAAAAATGTAGACATTTCTACATAACGTCTATTATGTGGTGCAAACATATCTATTTTAACTACATCTAGTATTTTGCATGCATCTTTTAAGATAAGGTTACCATTACGTTCATTTAATATTTGATCAACAGTCCAATGTAATTTACCAGCTTTAAAATCACTAAACATTACTTTATCTGAACTTGTTATTGTTTTAACCATATTTTTTATATTTTCAATAAATAATAATATAATATTATCTGTACTAATTGGTTTTTCCACAATATTCATAACATCTACATCACTAGGAAAACGTTGTATTCTTAATGTTCCAGAACCAACAGGAATTATATGTGTATCTGGAATTGTAATTATTTTTATATAATTTTGTATTTCTTCAGGTAAGTCATCATATGTTATTACTTCATCTAATTTATTCAAAGGAATTTTACCTATTATACCACCTAATTGTTGTTTCATATTTAAATATTTACCTTTATATTTTATTGATTTAGTATTAAAATCCATTTTATATATATTATATATATATATAAAATATGAGATTAATTCATGCATTAATATTTTTATATCTATTATTAATAATCTTAATGTTTTATAAATATAAGAAATATGATAATTATAAAAATGAACCATATATAACAGTCATTGCACGAGGTGGACTAAATAATCGTATAAGAGTATTACTAAGTTACTTATATAAAGCAAATGTAGAAAATAAAAAGTTAAAAGTTATTTGGATTAAAGATGGTGAATGTCCTGATGAATATAATAATTTATTTGAACCTATTGAATCTATAGTAATAATTAATAAAAAAGAAGAAGATGTTGATTTTGAAACATGGACTAATGATAATGATATATATGTTACAGAAAAATATTTAAAATTATTAGTACCAATACTTTCAATTAGAAATACTATAGATGAATATAAAGAAAGATTAAATAATAATTATATTGCATGTCATATAAGAAGAACGGATATTGTAATGCATGAAGGACAACCATGGTATAAACCAAAGACAGATCAGGAATATATGAAATTTATTGATTCATATGATAATAATTTAAAAATTTATATTGCAACTGATAATAAAGATACTCAGGATGTATTTATTAAAAAATATGGTGATAGATTAGTTATAAAAAAAATTGTACCTTCAAATGAATTAAGACAAACAAGTGTACAAGATGCAGTTGTTGATTTGTATGTATGTGTAGGTGCTAAATATTTTTTGGAATCAATTGGTAGTTCATTTTCAGATACTATTTTATATATGAGGGAATAACTAAATAATAAAAAATATAAATTTTTTATTATTTTTTACCGCTTCTGTTGATCAGGCGAAAAAATAAATATGTAATTTTTTCAAAATTACATATTTATTTTTTACCGTAAACCATCTGCTTAGGTAATATTTTTCTTCTTACATTAGGTTGTTCCGGTTGTTCAACTACTTTATTTTCATTCACTTCTACTGTATTTGAATAATGAACAACCGTTTCCTCTGGTACATTAATATTTAAAATAACATCATCGTTATTTTCTTCATGAATAACTTTAGCTATTTTCTTTGGTACTGGAGAAGAAGATGTTGCAAATTTATTCATTTTATCACTAACTGATATTATAATATTTTTATCTGTTGTATTAGTTTCAGATTGTTTAGTAGCAGATATTAATGCATCAATCTTATTATCAACATTATTTGTTCTTGCATTATATAATTCAGAATATAATGTAGTTGGTTCTAATTTATTACAAATTTCAGGCATCTTTACATCTTTCACTTTTCTAAATGTTTTAATAAATCTATCTATAATATCCTGAGGAATTGTTGGACTTTGTTCCATTAATCTATCTAATTCCGCTTTAGAATATTTAATAAATTCACTCGCATCCTTACGTTCATTAGGATTAATTGATAATTCCGTTTCAATTGATCTTTTAAATTTAGACCACTGAACACCGGCAATTCTATGTGCTTCTTCACTTTGTGCATATCCTAAGAAATTAGAAATAGTTGATATAACACCGGTAATTAATGATAGTGTACCAATAACTGCATTACCATAATTAAATCCTGCAGGAAATATAGTAGAAATACCAAAATTAGCAGTCCCACTTATAGTTGATAAAACAATTACTGGAATACCTAAATTCATATTTATTTTTCTAAATTTTCTTTGAGTTGCATCATGCATCCATGTATAACATGCAGCTTTATCACTCCAATTAGATAATAATTCATCATGTTCAAAGGACCAACCATTATTTGGTTTTGCAATAGGTTGTGTTTCAGTTTTATTTATTTCAGACATATAACCACAATATATTAATTTTTAAACTTGTAAATTATTTAAAATAAAATTAACTTTATTCAATACTGAAGTATAACTAAATATATCTTTTTTTATTTTAACTAAAATTATATCAAGATAATTTTCATGATTTTTAATATTGATATTTAAACATAATCTTTCAGATACATCATCGTTCATAATATATTTTCTATATGGAACAATTTTTTTATATGTTTTAGATATTGTTACATCTGATATATCAAATATTTTAGATAAATTTTGTACAGAATAATCTATTTCATAGATTTGAAAGATTAACATTACAGAAGATGCTGCAATTGAAGGAGGTTGATGATCTGTTGCAATATCTAATTTTACAATATTTCTAATTATTTTTTTTGCTAAATCTGCATATTCACCTAATTTTAATTTCCCTTTAAATCTATCAATAAAATCTTCTGGTTTACTTGATTGAATACAATCATAAATATTATAATCCATTACCTCAAATAATTTTCGACATCCAGATGTAATATGTTTAACTTTAAGATCAAATATTTTTGCAATCTCTTTAGGTGATCTAGGTAATTTTTGCATTTTAGCTCCTTCAAGAACACATGCAGCAATTAAACTTTTTCTGTTATCACCACGAATAATAATCTTTTTACCATCCTTATTTTTCTGTTCTGTAAATTTTTTATATAAATTTCTGGCATTGTCAATTACGGCTTTGGGAATATTTTCTCTCCTACACTTTGTATCTATATCTTGTAGTACATCATACAAACTTCTTTCTTCATATGGCATTTGAGACCAAATATGTAAGCGTTTTAACTTACTGTTTCCACCACCAATACTAGTACCTAGAGAAGATTGGGGTAAAAAATAATTAGTCTGTTGTGCACATCTATCAGAATCATTCTTATCATCCCAATTTGACATTTCAATTGAATTATCAAAATATTCGTATAATTCCATTCCGCAATTTCCACAGATACATCTACCTCGCATTTGGTCATCGATAATATTACGATCACCACAATCAGGACATTTTTTAGATATTTTTTTCGATATTTCACTCTCTAATAAGTTATAATTATTAACAATATTATATGCATTTTCAAAATCCATATTCATTTGTTTATATTAACATTATCTCTTTATCTCGTTTAGAATAAAAAATTCAATTTATTGCTCTAACCTTTTCCTTCTATTTTTATTTAGAATATCTAAATAATCATTTTTCAACTCTTCTCGTAATTCATTAGATGCTTCGTTCGTTTTTTCTTCGGGGATAACATTTGCTATCAATTTAAATACATATATTAGAAATTTTACCTTTAGAAATAAGTAAAATTTATTCACATAACTAATTTGATTTATCTTACCAACAATATAAAAAAGTATTGTTCTAATAATACTTTCTATTGGAGGTAATATTATTGTTTGATCTAATAGTTGATGTACATTATTAAATTGTTTATAATATATCAAACCACCATTAATTACAATATATGATACAGGTGTTAATATAATACATAAAAATATGTTTAGTTTAATATAATACATCAATACAAGAAACAATAGTACATTTGGAAGATATATAAACATATTAGTTATAAATTGAAATTTGAATTATTATAAATATAAACATTATTTCTTATATAGTTATAAGAAGTATATTATTAAAATGGAAGGAACTATTAATAAAGAAACAATATTTAAATTACTCGATGCATATTTTGCTGGAGAACCATTATATAAATTTCAGATTGATTCATTTGATCAAATGTTTCAAGACATTATATTGCCAACAATGAAAGAAAGTCCAAATATTATTACTGAAAATATATTTCAAGATAAAATTTTTAGGCATAAGTTAGAATTTACAAATATTATATTAAGACCGCCAGTTAATGAGATTGATGATGAATTAATCTTTCCAGAAGATGCACGTATTAAACATTTATCATATTCAGGTAAATTAATTGCGAATGTAAAACAAGTTTTGGAAATAGTAGAATCACAAACAGGTAATATTACTAGACGTGTAATTGCAGAAGATAAAGAAGTACCCGTAGCTAGAATACCAATTATGGTAAAATCTAGATATTGTAATACAGTATTGAGACCTGAGATTAAAAATACAGAATGTCATTTTGATCCTGGATGTTATTTCATTATTGGATCAAGTGGAAATATTGGTGAACGTGTAATTTTAACACATGAACGTATTTGTGAAAATAAGCCATTAGTATCAACAAAAAGGGATCCTAGTTACAAGAGAGGAAAAATGTATATTGTACAAATTAATTCTAAAACACCTGATGTACTTGGTATTGTAAATATTTTTACAATTAAAATGAATAAAAATCATTCATTAAATTGTTTAACACGTCAATTTGCAGAAATACCAATATTTGTATTATTTCGTGCATTAGGCATTGTATCTGATAGTGATATTATTAAATATTGTGTTTATGATGAAACAGATTTAGATATGGTTAATATTTTAAGATATTCTCTAGATGAGGGTCTTTACGCTAAAATATCAGATGAAGCCAAACCAAAAGAGATTAGAACACAAGAAGATGCAATTAATTTTCTGATTGCAAAATTAAAAAACAATAAGAAATATAGTGAAACTGATCCTGTTGTAAGAGATATGCAAAAGAAACTTCATGTAATGAAGATATTAGAAAATGAATTATTGCCTCATGTTACTGGTGGATTATTTCAGAAAGCGTGTTATATTGGATATATGATAAATAAAATATTATCTTGTTATTTAGGAAGGATTGATGAAGATGATCGTGATTCATATGTAAATAAAAGATTGTGGTTACCTGGTATGTTATTAGGACAATTATTTAAGCAATACTATCAAAAAATGATTAATAATATTACAAAGTTTTTCAAGAAAAAGAATAATGATGATAATAATCCTATCAAGATTATCAATCAAATTAAACCAAGTATTATTGAAGATGGATTGAAATCTGCTTTGTTAACAGGTACTTGGTCAGCTAGAAGCAAAGGTGTTGCACAAATATTACAAAGATTATCATACTTGCAAACAATTGGATATTATAGAAGAATTATTACTCCTTCTCCAGATGCTTCTAATAATAAAATTACTAGTATGCGTCAAGTGAATAATATTCAATTAGGATTTGTATGTGTAGTAGAGACCCCAGAAGGTCAAAAAATTGGACTTGTAAAAGGAATGTCATTAACTGCAACGCCTACATTAACATTATATTCCCAATTTCCTATTATTAAAAAGTTATTAAATGGTAGAATGTTAAGTATGAATAGTGTTTCACCTTATCAATTAAAACAATATATTAAAATTCTATTAAATGGTGATTGGATTGGTATGACAGATAAAGCACAAGAATTATATGAATACTTATTAGAAAAAAGACAAAATCAAGAACTAGATTATACAGTTAGTATTATGTTGAATTATAATACTAAAGAATTAAAAATATATTGTGATGGTGGTCGTTTAGTAAGACCATTATTAAAAGTTCGTGATAATGAACTAGTAATTAAACCTCATATGTTAGATGAGATTGATCTGAATGATAAATCAGGGAAAAAAATAAGTACTTTTAGTGATTTTTTAATTAAATATCCAGATGTAATTGACTGGGTTGATGTTGAAACAACCGAAAGTGCAATGATTTCAATGACATTTGATCAACTAATTGAGCAAAGAAAGAAACAACTAACACCTATTAAAGATAAAGATTTGCATGTATCAGGGGATCCTGTGAATAGATATGAAGAAATATATACAAAATATACTCATTGTGAATTACATCCATCTATGATGTTAGGAAGTATTACTTCTAATATTCCTTATGCAAATCATAACTATGGTAATCGTAATATTCTGTTTTATTCTCAGTCAAGACATGCAATGGGTATTTATGCAACAAATTATAGATTCAGAACAGATATTTCATATTTGTTATATCATTCTCAAGTACCATTAGTTATTACCAAAGCAGCTAAATGGTTACATACACAAGATATTCCAGCAGGTGAAAATTGTGTAGTTGCAATTATGTGTTATACTGGATTTAACCAAGAAGATTCTAAACTTGTTAACAAGAGTGCAATTGATAGAGGATTACTGAGAGCGACTGCATTAAAGAAGGAAGATGCAAGTATTGAAAAGAATCCTACTACATCTCAAGATGATATTTTTATGCGACCAGACAAGAGTAAAACAGTTGGTATGAAAGATGCAAATTACGATAAATTAAATGAGAAAGGATATATTCCTGAAGAAACTGTATTAGAAAATGGTGATGTACTTATTGGTAAGGTATCACCTATTCAAAAGGATGAATCTAATAAAATTTATCGTGATGAAAGTAATGTATATAGATCAACTGTACCATCTACCGTTGATAAGGTATATACAGTTTATAATGGCGATGGATATGAAATGTACAATATGAGGTTACGTTCAGAGCGAGTAATTCAGATAGGCGATAAATTATGTTTAACAGAAGATCATGATGTATTAACATTAAATAGAGGCTGGATACCAATTTCAGAAATAACATTTGATGATGAAGTTGCACAACTAAATCCACTTAATAATGAAGTAGATTATGTTAAACCTACAAAAATGTATCAATATGCCATGGAAAATGAAGAAATATATGAATTAACTAGTGATAATGTTTGTTTGACAACAACTATGGAACATAAGATGTGGGTAAAATTATATGGTAATAATTTTGAATTAATTGAAGCAAGTAAAATTATTGGTAGAGATGTACAATATTTAGATATATATAGACAACCAATATCTCCTAAAAATAAAATAGAACAAATTTATAGATATAGTGGTGAAGTATATTGTATAGAAGTGCCTACACATATTTTTCTAGTTCGTAAAGCTGGAACAACACATTCAGTATGGACTGGTAATTCAACGCGCCATGGTCAGAAAGGTACCGTAGGTGCTCTATTAACATCTTCTGATATGCCATTTTCTGCATCTGGTATTCAACCAGATGTTATCTTGAATCCAAATGCAATTCCATCTCGTATGACAATTGCACAATTATTAGAAGCTGTTTTTAGTAAGGTTGGGGCATTAGAATGTAATTATATAGATGGTACACCATTTCAAGATAATGCAAATATAGAAGATGCAAATGAAATATTAAAGAAATATGGATTTGAAGAACATGGTGTGGAAACATTATATTCAGGTATGACAGGTGAACAAATGGAAGCTAAAATTTTTATGTGTCCTACTTATTATTTAAGATTGAAACACTTGGCTATGGATAAAATGCATGCAAGGGCATCTGGTCCTAAACAAATTCTTACACGACAACCACCTGATGGGCGTGCACGTGATGGTGGATTACGATGGGGAGAAATGGAACGTGACGTTGGTATTGCACATGGATCTGCCTTTTTACTTCGTGAAAAATTATTGGTTGCATCAGATCAATATATTACGTATTTATGTAACAATTGTGGATTGTTTGCAACAAAGATGCCAAAGAAAGATGTGTATCATTGTACTAGTTGTAAGAATTCTACTAGGATTAGTAAGATTATATTACCATATGCATTCAAGTTATTGATGCAGGAATTGATGAGTGTTCAGATTTTACCTAGGTTGAAGGTGAAGGAGGACGAATTCAACACGTAGTGTTGAATTGGATTAAAGTAATTTTTTTAAAATTACTTTAACGAGTTTAATTAGCATAGCTAATTAAACTACCTTAGTAAAAAATCTTATTTTTTACTAACGAATTCAACACGTAGTGTTGAATTACCAAATTATTTTATATATATTATATAAAATAATTTAAACAATATTACTAATTGTCATAACGTACTCTGTATCAGGTTGTACACGTAAGAGGTATAAATAGATTTCATTAATATAATTTTAGAAAAATTATGAGAATGTACAGTTAAATCTACGATTTCATAAACTTTCAAAGTTTATGAAATTATTATTATTTAAATCATTAGATAGTTTGTGGATATACCATGTGTACTCTTGAATATGGTGTATTATCGCAATTACCAGTTATCATATCACTTTTAAGACAACCATTACTTTCTTGATACTGTAAACCAAAGTATAAACTTCCATCAAATAATTTATTTAAATTAATTAATGTTTGTTTATTGATACATATACCATCTATACAAATATCACCAGTTACATTTAAATTACCAGTAATATCAACATTTTGATTATCAACAATATCCATAATAGGTTTAGCATCTGATTGTTGAAAACGAACTCTCCATCCAGATCCATCACCAAATTCTATTTTAGTGTTTTCTAGTGTATTGGTACCATTTTTAATCTTTAGACCTGATGGTCCTGATCCAGATGCAAGTGTAGTATTGCCAGATACACCTAATGCCCCTGTTACACCTAATGTACCACCAACAGTACTATTACCAGTAACACCTAATGTACCACCAACTGTAGTATTACCAGTTACTCCAAGCGTACCAGCAACATTAGTATTACTTTCAATAGAAGCCTCACCATGGACAGTTAATTTACCACTACTATTGCTTTCTAATGTATATTTACCACCACTATTACTATAAAATCTTATACCTGTAGCAGCTGTGTCAGATACAATTTGAGAAATACCTGAATTATCACGTGCATTCATTAAAATAGCATTAGTACCATTACCTTTAATAATCAAATTATTACCAACAGTAGTATCTCCAGTAACATTTAATGTACCAGCAACTTTTAAGGTAGGGTCACCGGCTACAGGAGGAGTAGCAGTTCCCATTGCAGTTGGACCAGTTACGGTTAAACTACCTGATGAATTTGTATCTTTACCAATTTGTAAATTACCAGGATTAGTTAATGTTCCATTCCCGTTAACTAATTTCTGAGCTACTTTTGCTAGGGTGACAATTGAAGAAACAGGTACTAGAGAAGGATCAAAATTTTCTTGTGATGTTAGATACTTATCTAAGGTTTTAGATAATAAAAAATAGAATAATACTCCTAGAAGTAGATATAGATAGATTTCTTTCATTAATATAATTTTAGAAAAATTATGAGAATGTATCGTAAAATCTACGATATTGTCTTTTTCTTTCTTCAACACCTTTCCAATATAATTGACTTTCAGATATAGTTTTATTATAATATACCTCATATAAACATGGTTGATTATGAATTATTGTACCGGTTAAAGAATTAATTTGAGTTAATCCTATCATATCATTTTTTGGTTTTGGTTTAGGATAATTTGCTTGTTGTATTTTTCCTTTCCATAAGAGATGTTCGTTTAAGGGAGTTGTTTTCATTATTATATTTTTAGAATAAAAATGTGATAATGTATCGTAAAGTTTAAGAAATTATTAGATACCAATATATCCAATAAATGGGTTTGTCCATGCTACATTAGTAATAGTCAAACTATTAGAAATACCACCCACATTATAGTCTATACCATTTTTAAGCCATACTTTAACCTTAACCCAGTTTTCATTATTAGGAAGAGAATTTAAAGTTACAACATTGTCTCCTGATATATTATAACTAGGATATAATCCATTCCAGTGTAAAATTATATTATCACATTTATTCAAATTACTATCTTTTAAATTTAAAATAGCATTATTAGCATTATTATTATTACTACTTATAGTAAATATAGATGAATTTTTTTCATTATTACCATAAATATAATCACTTTTATAATTTTCTCCTCCATCCCAGTTTGTATTTAATTTACCGTTCGGTATATATATTCCTGGTGATATACTTTTATCATTATATGTGTTTGTTACTGCATCATGGGGATAACAAATAAATATAGGTTTAAGTGCATAATCTGTTATATAAAATTGATTTATGCAATAAGGTAAATATTGTGGATTATCCTCTATTGCCATACACCAGGATTTATTATTAGATTTGGTCATAAAAATAGCTGATGCTACTTCTAAATGAGGTACTTTTATTTCCCCATTAATTTGTAATGCATTTGGTGCATTACTAAGATTTATAACTGAAGTATCTAAAGGATCAGGGTTAGGTACAACATCACCTATTACATAAATACCATTCATATTATTTTGTGGTGTAGGAGACAAACTTGTAGCTGTATATCGAGATTTCCGTGAATTTGATAATTGAACATTTCCATTCATATATACAGGATTAAAGAATACATAATTACTACCCCGTATAGACTGACTAGATTCAGTCTTATTAGTACCTAAATAAATAATATCATCAACTGAATTTATAATAGATGTTTTTAACTCATTTACAGTTATTCTATCAACTAATCCATAATCGTCTGCTAAACCATCAATTGACATTAATTTTTTTAAGGTAGTTGGATTAGATGGATTAGATGTATATATCTTTAGTGCATTTCCATACATTGATTCACTATAGGATGTATATGTAATTGCATCTGATCGAGTTGCAAACATATTAAATTCTAAATTATTATTAATTGTATCTATAAAATTTAATCCACTTCTTTGAATTATATTATCCCCATCATCTATTGATCTGTTTAATGTAAATCCAGGTGTGTCTGAATATTTTACAGAGGGTTTTAATACAATTGGATTTTTAACAATAGTTGAACCTACAGAATTATATATTCCACTAATATTTAGATTATTTTTAACTAATAAACTAGTAGGATTATTACTCTTAATATTTATATTACTTACGTATGATAAATCACCTCCATTTACAAGTTGTTGTGTATATTTTGCTAATCTAATTATAGAAGACACGGGAACTAATGATGGATCAAAATTTTCATAACTAAATGTTTCATTAAAATATCTATATAAAATATAACATAATACAGCACTTATAAATAATGTATAATATATCTTCATAAACTATTAATATAAAATAATTAGTAAATATATTTTATATTAATTATTTTAGTTTTTACTGTTTAATAACAAATGTGTCATTCCATCGCAAACTTAGACCTATATGTGTGTTCATATCTTCTACTAACTGTTGAAACATGGTTTTTAATAAAATATCTTTATTTCCATTAATGGTACCAGTAATATGTAAATCTCCCTTTGCACCATCTATTGTAAGATATGTTTTATTATCTGTTTTATTTTTTAAAACAACATTTGATCCATCTTGTACCCATCCTATAACTTTGTTAGTTGTATTACTTTTAATATTTAAACCATCATATGATGTTAAATTATTACAATTAATTTGTACATTATTTTGTGGAAAATTTAATTTTACAGTCCCCGCATTCAAAGTACCATATATAGATGCACGATGGTCTATTTTTACATCTGCATTTAATGTTAATGTATCGTCTTCATTACTAGGATCAAGAGATGAAATTCTTTGAAACTTTGTTGTAGTTGTTGATTGTGGATCAGGTGTTGGAAATACTGGTGGTTGGGAAGCTGCTGGAAATGGACCATCCCCATCCAATGTTGGAAATGTTGTTGCACCTGGTGTTAATATTGGTGTATCACCTGTTGTAGCATATAACATATATGAATTAGGTGAAATAATACCAGTGTTATTTATCTTTATCATTGGTGTTGTACTAACAGTTTTATTTATACCATAATTAGGGACAAATCTTAATTTTTTATTTTCTTGTTCATATACAGGTATTAATGAAGAATCACTTGGTGTAATAATACAACCGTTTGCTACTGCAGATTCATTATTTAATCCAGCTAGTGTACCACCAATACTTTTATTATTACTATCCCTTTTATCATAATTATAATACCATCCTTTTCTTCGATCATAATTACTATATTTAATACAATTTGGAGAATATGGATCTAATCCAACAGATAAACCCGCCCTACCATCCAATCGAGGATAATTTCGACTTATATATAAAGTATCTTTATCTGGGGATTCTAATCTAATATTATACGGTGATGCACCTTGTTGTGGTGCTAAAACTTCTATTCTATTATTAGTATCATAAAAAGATGTAGTATTATTATAATCCCAACTGTTGAATTGTATACCATTATAAGAATTTAGTGGTGTATTTACTTTACTTTCTACAAATTCATTATATTTTGATAATTTTTCAAGAAGAGATTCATCATTACTTTGATCAAATAATACAATTGCTGCATTTGGTCCAGTTGATAGAAAAGAAGAATTTAAATTACTAGAGTTTAATATTGATATGTTTCCCTCCACTTTGGCAGATCCATCAGTATTTAGATTATTACCAATAGATAAATTTGAAGCAACAGTTAAATTACCTTTACCTACTATACCATTTAGAACTTTTGATATAGTAACAATAGAAGAAACAGGAACTAAAGATGGATCAAAATGTTCAGATGAATAATTTTCATAAAAATTATTTATTACATAATATAATATAATTCCTAATATTAATAAATAATACCAATTCATAATATTAAAATATATAAATTTTATATATTTTTACCTAAAATTAAATCCCATAATTGCATTAAATAATGCACCAATATATTCAGTTTTTGTACATGGTAAACCATTAGAGTCTTTAGCAAAAAAAGTATCAGTTGTAGTATAATTACCTTTTATATATACATCTCCCTCTCGCCCATTTCTTCTCGTTAGTTTCATTAAAGGAGTACGATTAAGTTCAGGTCCAGGTCCTAATAATACAATATCTTCAGTATTACTAGGTGTAGTCCATGTAAATGGACTACTATCTTTATTATTAGAAAAATCTATATTACCGTTTGAATTTATTGGATTACATGTGACTAAATTATTAATACGTAAATTTCCAAAAAGATTAAGATATGGTGCTTTAGATAAATTATATGAATTATCGTTACTCTTTACATATATATCTAATGCACCAGCTATTTTAATTGTTGGTGCACTTATATATATTGGTGCAGCAATTCCTTCACTGTATCTTTTTTCTCCATATTGTGGAGGAACAAATTGAGGCTCAGAGCCCCAAGGTGGAAGCATAATACTTGGTGTTGATAAAACTCCGTCTTGATTAATAGACATAATAACTTGTGACTCTGGTAAATCTGTAGGTATTGGTGTAGATGAAGGTGTAGATGAGGGTATAACTGGTACTTGTAATCCTGTATTATGATAAAAATTTAATTTACCATCATTTGCAGATATAGTAAAATTATTACGAGATTGTCCTGATGTGTCAGTAACACCAACTGAATTACCACCGGATAATGTAATTGGATTAAAACTAGTTACAATACCATCTACATTAGTTGTTCCTTTAATATTTAAATTTCCAGGTAAATTTAAATCACCATTTATATTTAAATCAGTTGGAATAATTAATGATCCGTCAGTTCTACCAACAAATTTATCTGCTAGTTTTGCTAAAGTTACAATTGATGATATCGGTACAGTAGATGTATCAAAATTTTCAGTAGTTGGAATTAATTTGTCAAATACCTGAGTAAATAAATAGTACATAAATAAAAAAATCAGAGTGTAAAAAAGTAATTCATTCATATTATTATTTTACAAAAAAATAATAAGATGTATCCGCAAAATATTATTATTTTACAAAAAAATAATAAGATTGGACTAATATAAATATATGAATATAATAACAATATTAAAATGTCATCTTTTAATGATCCAATAAATGATATAGATTATACAGTTAATATGATAAAACGTGACGTTGATAATTATAATTGTAGTTTAAGATATTATGAGCCTGATGGTAAAAGTTCATATGACATAATTATAGCCAGACACACAGAAGATAAGTTGAATATTTATAAAATAATAAAAAAACATGAAATTATTTTAGAAGAATTAGATGATAATATAAATCGTGCTTTACTACCAATTACAGATAAAAATTATAAAAAAGCATCTTCTATTCAAATTACTAAATGGAAAGAACAATATTCAGAGACATATGAAATTATTTCAAATAATAAAGAAAAATCAGATGAACTAAATGAAATAATTCATAATTTATTATGGAAGAGACGTTTAGAAATATATAGAAATAATAAACTATGGAATTTAAGATGTGAATATATATTAGATCGTGACTCTGACAAATTAAAAAATGGAGTAATAAATCTAAATGAATATATTGAAAAAGAAAAAATTATGTAGGATCCATTGTTGTTGTTGGACTTCTATCTTTAATCCTAAATCCTTTAAACCTACCTGCAATTGCAGGTTGTTGTTTCTTAACTTCAACTTCTTTTTCAAATCCTTTACGATCAAATGGTACTTTAATATTTTTACTATCACTACACCACCATTTAAAATCATCATATAAATCAGTAGATAATACTTTATAAGTTTCATCATATTCAACTCTATCATTCAAGTATTCTAATACAAAGTCACTCTTTTGTTGGTATTGATTTGTTTGTTCTGTTACTTTCTTAGGTTCACTATTACCCTCTTTCTTAAATAGTTCATTATAATAAACTAATATACTCATAAATGCTTGGTGCCAAGTTTCCATATCTCTTCTTAGCACCGGATCTTTCTTTCTCTCATGTGGCTCTTTAGGTTCATCCACGAATTGAATTTCAAAAGGAACTACACGAATACGACGCCAAGTACCTCCGTCTGTTGAGGGAATTTCAGGTAATTTGTTACAGGCTAATAATGTTTTAAACTGAGGATAAAATTCAACAGGTGCACCATATAATGCACGGGCTTGAATTTTATCATTACCTGTTAATTCTTTCATTAAACCTACTTGAATTACATCATCATTTTCTGGTTCTTGAAATACACAAAACCGTTTACCTTTTAATTTAGCTAATTCAGGAGATGCAACATTAGAGGCAGCTCTTTTACGTGTCAACAAAGACACTGGAATAATTGTTCCATAATCCCCTAATGAATCTAATAATAATTTAATTGTTAATGATTTACCATTACCACCACCACCAGTCCAAATATAAAACTTTTCATCAGGAACATGACCTTGTAAACATGTACCTAAAAATTTTAATACATAATTTCTAGTATGTTCTTCAGGTAATATATCAGTGAAGAATTTTTCTACTTGTTTAATCTTTTCATCTTTCGCATCATATGGAAAATAATTAATTTTGGTAGTAAAAGTTAAGTAATCTTCAGGATATCCATCTCGAAATTTCATAGTATCTAAATCTAATATACCATTTTCAAATCCAATCAAGTTACGTTTTTCATCTAATTTATTAAAAAAATCAAAATCATAAAATAAAATAGAACATTCAGTAATAACATCTTTCTTAAATTTTGTAGTATGTAGTGTTTTTGCAAATGTTAATGTTTTGGTTTGTAAATCTATAAGTGTTTCTTTTTCTTTACCTGATGCATTTAGTGCCATTTGGTGAAATAAATTTGATACTTTTAAATATTCATCATAAATCTTTTCATTAATAATATTATTAATTGAATATCCATTTTCTTCTGGTACCCATCGATGACCTTTAAATACATACCAATTATTATGTTTTAATGATCCACATACATAATCAAAACGATGTAATTGATGAATAACTTTAGCAACATCATATGATGTACCAAATGATGGTGATTTAATACTTTGTTTAATAATATCAGCTACTTCTGATTCTAAAAATTTAATAAATTCAATAGAATTATCTTCACGTGCCCACCGATATAAAGAAGCAATAGTAAAATCATTATTTCTAAAATTAATATTCCATAACTTTTCACATACACCTTCTTTAAATTTAGAAGATTGACGACTAAAATCAATCCAAATATTTAATAAGCTAGTATCTATATTGTAAAGACAAAATCCAATATGTAACCAATCATTATAATCATCTGCACGATCAGGATTTAATAAAGATACAAGATTTTTAACACGTCGTAAATCATCTAAAGTAACATTGGTTGTTCTTCCAATACTCCCAGTTCCTTCAACTGGTTTGGGTTTTTGTGATTCTTCATATCTTCTTATAATTTCGTCTGTAGAGTAACCTTCTTTGTATTGTGTTAATTGATGCTCATCATATTTCCGTATGCTACACATCTCTAATAAATCCCCAGAGTCATACTCATCGATTTCTTGGGCATCTAATTCCCTATTGTAAATCCGTGTTAATTCATATTTTGGGGAATTGGGTTTCATACTTCCATATAATAACCAATTATTGGCTTCAATTACTGCTTTATCCACAATATCATCAATTTCATTCGTTAACGGTAATTTATCTAATAAATTTAATGCACTTACCTGACTAATAAAATCTTTTCTCATAATGTGTTGTAATTGATTAATTGCACATATGTGTGGAAACATAATATGAATACCATCCTTAAATTCTGTCTCTTTTTCAGTAGGCTTACTCTTTTCAAACACAAATGCCATAAAATCTTCATCTCTAACAACCAAGTATTTGTCTATAACATTGATATAGACACGTACTAATTCAATTAATATACTTGAATATATGCGATCTGGTAATAAACTACTTGTTAAATATTTCATGTCAATATCAACAACAATTGGACCATAGGATTTATGTTTTTCAGTTAAATGTAAACTTGCATTACTTTCTAATGCATTTCGATATAACCTAAAAAATTTAGAATTATCTTTTTCATCAATATAAAAAATTCCTAATGGATTATTTAAAGATGTGTGAGTTGATTTAGCTCCTCGTTCAACTCGGTGGGCATTTAAATAATCATAATATTTTTTAAAATGTGGGTTATTTAAGTTACTCATTATTTCTTCTCTATAAATATTTTTTTATACCTCTAATCCTAATTTAGAATAATTGATTAAATCGTCATCTTATAAGATTAGATATAATATTGTAAGATGATAATCACCTAAAAATACGAATAAGTAACATAATACTAATTAATATTATTATTAATTTTAATAATTTATTATTCATTGAATATGGTGATAAAGAAGAAAAATGTTCTTATAAAAAATAAATCGTGTCATTTAAAATAGTCCTCGTTTTAATAAAAAAATTAAATTATTTATTATTAATAATGACTGAAAATTGGAGGTTTACTCCAATTAATCAAGATAAAGAATACACATTACCAGTAGGAAAATATTATATAGGTGATATTTTTTATCCATTAATAGAATCAAATAGATATTATGATATATACACTCAAGTAGGATTATATGAAAATAAAAAGAATGAAGTAATTTTAGTTAATAAAACATATAATGGTGATGGAACATTTTTAGGAACAGATAAAAAAGAATATATGGTTGATACACAAACATTGGGTATCATGAGTCATTCAATATATGCTCATAATAGTACTGCAGGTGGTCACGTATATAATTTTTTAAATAATGTTAATGTTACTATGAAAGATGGAATATTTACTTTTAAATCAAATACATTTACATTAATTATAGATACTAGTATTAATATAGAAGATAAATAATAACATAGTGATAGTGAAAAATTGATTTATATTTTAATTATAAATATAAATATATATATATAATTAAAATGAAATATACATATTTGGAAGTATGTACTGGATGTGGTGGTCTTAGTTATGGTTTAGAATGTGCAGGATTAGAAGCATCTGTTTTAGTTGAAATAGATAAAACATGTATTAAAACATTAAAAAGAAATTTTGCATGTAATAATATTATTGAAAATGATATGCGTAAAATTAATTTCAATCAATATTATCATAAAATTGATATTTTAGCTGGAGGTATTCCGTGTCAAAGTTATAGTATTGCAGGTAAAAGAGAAGGTCTTGAAAATGATGATAAAGGTGGATTATTCTATGATTATCTTAGAGCATTAGATGAAATTGATCCATATTTATTTTTAATTGAAAATGTAGAAGGATTATTAAATCATGAAAATGGTAATACATTTAAATTTATGGTTAAAGAATTAGAAAAAAGAGGATATACTGTTCATCATAAATTATTAAATGCAGTAAATTATAATGTTCCACAAAAGAGAAAACGATTAATCATAATTGGAACTAAATTTAATGTTCCATTTACATTTCCTGAACCATTAGAAAATATATTAACAATAAAAGATGCATTTGAAAATATACCAGATAGTCCTGGTGTTGAATATTCTGAAGAAAAAAAGAAAATAATGAAACTGATTCCTCCAGGTGGTTGTTGGATAAATTTACCATTAGAAAGTCAAAAGAAATATATGGGGAAAAGTTTTGAATCTGGTGGTGGTAAACGTGGTATTGCTCGGCGATTAGATTTTAATGAACCATGTTTAACATTAACTACATCTCCATGTCAAAAACAAACAGAAAGATGTCATCCTATTGAAACAAGGCCATTAAAAACGAAAGAATATGCACGTATTCAAACATTTCCCGATACATTTATTTTTGAAGGATCTACAAATAATATTTACAAACAAATTGGAAATGCAGTACCATGTATGTTAGGATATCATATTGGTAGAAAAATTAGAGAATGTATGAATGAAATATACATGAAAAAATTGACATATGATTTATTATATAGTTATGTATTAGAAAGTAATACAACTGATAGAATGGATAAATTAGAATTATTAATTAAACAATACTATATGAATCATATTATTGGATTATACGTAAATAAAGTTGATTATAAAAAAACTAAAATAGATGAAATTAAAAAAGAGTCAGATAAAATTGCATATAATCTTACAGATGAAGAATGGGAAAAATTTGATAGTGAACGTTTGAGGGATAAACAGATTAATAATAAGATGGGTGAATTGCATGAATTTTTAGTAAATAATTGTCAAGATTTTTGTAAATCAAATACTATTGATAAAAGTTTGAAAGTAGATACAATGAAAAAAGATAAATCTATGTTTTTAGAAATTAAAAATAAATATAATACAATTAAAGGTACTGATAAACCTAATGTAATAGAAACATTGAAAAAAGTTAAAGAGAAATATCCAAATGCAATTTGTGCAATAGGTATTGTAAATGGTTCTAATTATATAAAAAAATTAAGTGAAAAACCAGAAGTATTTGAATATTCAGGTGAAGAATTATTCAAATTAGTATTTAATGATGCAAACTATTATAAAATTGTAAGAGATTGTATTAAAGATGGTATGAAAATATGGATAGATGAATATAATACTATAAATAGTAAAGAAGTTCCTAATAATAGTAATAAAGTATATGAAGTCGTAAATAAATATATATATAATATGTGTAATCATATTGATCTAGAAGAAACAAAAACTAAAATAATTAATTATGCTGAAATTGGGAAATCAAAAGAATTAATTACATTTATTAAGAAATATAATTATCCTAAATTAGAAATATCAAAAGATGAATATTTAGATGAAAATAGTAAAATTATTAAACCAACTATAAATACTCGATCTAAAGAAGGGAAAAAACAGCATCTAATCTATAATTTATTTGGATTAATTTCAATTATACCTGAAGAAAATATAAATGTTATTTTAATTTAATTTATAAATATATGGATTATAAATTAAAAAAATATCAAAATAAATTAAGTTCTCTAAATATATATTATCACTTCAATACATATGGTCAAGAAATACCTATAAAATACAGTAATTTATTAAGTGTAATTAAATCAAAGTTTTCATATATTAAAGAAGCAACCAGAGAAGAACATTCTTTAATTGGAAAAGCTGATACTATAATTACATTATGTAAAGATGATCATCATGCAAGATATAAATTTAGTGTAGGTAGTAGTAATATAATATTTACCTTATTTATTAATAATAATAATATTGAATCAGCAATGAATATCATGTTAACTAAAGAAGGTGTGTATATTGAAACATATTGTGGATTTTCAACTAATTTATTAATTAATATACTAAAAGAAATATGTAAAGAAAGTCATATAAATAAAATAGAAACATATTCTACATATCAACTTGAAACAGATTTTTTACTTGCAAATAGATTTGTTGGAAAAAATAATCAATTAATGTTTAATTTTTAACAACTTTCTTCTTTACTTTATCTTTATTTGCCTCAAATAATACAAGAAGTTCATCTTTTGTCGAGTCTATCATGTTTTTAGGAACACTTACAAATGTTTTATCTTGTTTTAAATAATAACTATCTTTAATTAGATTATAACACAAACTTATTTTCTTATTAATCTCTTTGGGATAAGAAAATAATTTCTTAGCTAAATCCATATCAATATCTTTAGAATATTTGTCAATATTACGATATTCTACATTCTCCCCTGAAATTCTTTTAATAACTTCACCAAATTTACTTTTATCTTTAACATACTTATATTTACCTTCTTCTCCAATTTCAGTACCAGAATTTTGATTAGTACTACCTTTCCCCTTATTTTCCAATAGTAAAATAGCTTGTGGCAAATCAATATTTTTATCGGTGATACTAACATATTTAATATCTTTCTTATTCTTAATTTTATTATTAGGTTCATATTTAATTGCATCACCATATCGAGTAGTAACAATTATTAATTTACCTTCTTTATAATCACCTAATTCAACAGATGCAGGTTTACTAATTACTAATGAACTTATAGTTTCCAAGTTTTTTTGTAACAATTTCCAATATTCAGTTAAAACAGGTAGTTTTTTCTTTTTTCCACCTGCAATTTCATCCAGTACTTTTTCCGTTTCAGCAGTAAAATGAATATCCATAAATTGTGGGAACATTTCTATTAATATTTTAGTAATATTTAACCCTAATTCAGTTGGTGTTAATCTCTTCTTTTCTTTACCTAAGGTGACTTGTTTTGTTTCTTCTTCCAATTCATTACTAGAAGATAATTTTATAGTCTTTTGATCATAAGATATACCATCATGGTCTTTTTCTTCAATATATTTTCGATCTTTAATTTTAGTAATTAATGCCGCATAAGTACTAGGACGACCAATTTCTAATTTTTCCAAATCTTTAACCAAAGAGGCTTCACCATATCTAGATGGTGGTGAACTGATTTTTTCATTCATATGTATTCCAGATAACTTTACTTTTGTCTTGTCACTTGATAGGCTAATTTCTTCTTCTGCATCTTGACCGTATACTTTTAAGAATCCCGGTTTATCTAATCGTTCAACTGAACCTTTAAACGTAATATTTGGTTCATTAGTGCATACAATTGTAACTTGAAACGTTTGATATACAGCAGGTGTCATTAAACTAGCTATAGTTCTTTTCCATATCATATTGTATAAACTAGATCCAATACTATCATCACTATCTTGCTCTGGGTGTGTTGGTCTTACACATTCATGACCCTCTTGAGCACTAGCAGATTTGGACTGATAAGTTCTAAATTTATAATTTTCCTGACCATATTTTTCAGAAATAACATCTTTAATAGGTTCGATCGCTTCTTTAGAGATACAAGGAGAATCTGTTCTCATATAAGTAATCTTACCTGATTCATATAAACCTTGTGCAATCTTCATAGTTTTTTGAAGATCATATTTTAATTTATTACTAGCTTCTTGTTGTAAAGTACTAGTAATAAAAGGAGGAGGTGGATGTTGTTCTCGTGTCTTTTCATTTAATTCAGTTAATTCGAATTTAACATCAATTAATTTTTTTAAAATCTTTTTAGCATCTCCTTCAGAACCACGAAATAGTTTATTTTTATAATATAAGTTTAATGCTATTTTCTTATTATTAATCTTAACATCTGCATGACCATTAAACTCTGCTTCAGGTTGGAATGTTTTAATACTATTTTCCAAGTCAACCATAATTCTCACAACGACTGATTGAACACGACCTGCACTTAATCCACCTGAACCATATTTTTTCATCAACACCGGTGATATTTTATATCCTAACATACGATCTAATATTCTTCTTGTTTCTTGGGCTTCTACTAAAGCATCATCTATTTTTCTAGGTGAATCAATTGCCTCTTTAATTGCAGTACTGGTAATAGAATTAAAAGTAATTCTGTGATACTCTTTTAATTTTAATACATCTTTTAAACCTTGTGAAATAGCCTCACCTTCCCGATCAGGATCGCTTGCAAGGTAAATTACACTTGCATTTTTAGCTGCACTTCTTAAACCAGAAACAACATCTTTTTTATCATCTGATATTGCATAAGTAGCTTCAAATGTAGTTTCATCATAAGACAATCCTTTTTTATCTAAATCACGAATATGACCAACACTAGCTTTAATTAAATAATCATCTGATAAAATACTTGATATTTTTTTAATCTTACCTGGTGATTCTACTATAATTAATTTCATAATATTCTTAATATATATATAGTTTATTCTATATATATAATATATTTTTCAAGTTTAGTAATAGTAATAATATCCTCCTTTTGTCTTTTGTATTGCAACCGATGCTGCTGGTGCCGCTGCCGCTGGTGCCGCTGCCGCTGGTGCCGGTGCCGCTGGTGTCGCTGCCACTGCCGCTGTCGCTGCCGCGGGTGCTGCAGTGGCCGGTTTACCAGGACCCATATGTGTATACCAGTAGTACCCACCAATTAATAAAACAATTACAACAACAATACCAATTATAATATTTCGTTTTGAATTATCTTCGATTTTTTTTTTCTGTGGAACAAATGGGATTTCAACTTCAGGACTTGGAGCCCAAAAATCATCAGGTGATTTTAATTCTTGATATCCAGAATTAACTTGAGACGGATATTGTTCATCACCACATCTTAAAGAAACATTTCCTGGGGTTCCAGCTGGTGCTCCTGATGGTTTGAATGAAGGAGCATATGGATTATATACTTTACCAGCAGGTGGATTTTTTACCCATGTATAAAATTGTGGTTGACAAAATAAAAAATTTTGATCAATTTGTTTTCCACTTGCAAAATTTGGATTAATATTATTAATAGTAGGTAATTCAACTAAATTATAATTATAACTATGACCATTTCTTGAATCTGCTATTGACACACCTGTAAAATCAGATTGAACTGAAATTGCATAACAATTTTTCTTTCCATTTGTACCATCTAATTCAATACATTTGGATAATGCATCTATGAAACCTTGCCATTTAGTCCAATCATTTTGTAAATGTTCATTTCCATTATCATCAAGATATGAACTAGAATCACTATACGGATTTTTAATACTTGGATCAGTTAGCCAGCTTCTACTTACAGTTGAATCTTCCCATGAATAATTGGGATCAGTTAATGGAGATGCAGATGATGGTATTGATATTGGTAACATATTTCTATATAATGTAAATTGACTTGTTATATTATTTAATATCACAACTGGAGGTGAAGGAGGTGAAGGTGTTGAAGTACTACTTCCTGATGAAGTAAATCTATTTGATGCTATCCCACCATTACAATTTTGTGTATATCCTGGATTTGGATTATAAATACAACTAATTGGATTATTTGTAAATTTACGTGGTATATATCCTATATAATTGCTCATTATTATATATATATAAAATTATTTAACATATTCACCGATCATATTAACATATAAGTTTCCTTTCTTAATAATATTTAGTAAATTGTTAATATCAGCTAGTGTTGTATTTTGTAATAATTTAGTAATTTTATTTGGTATTACAGATTCATTATTTATTGACATATTACCATAAAAATATAAATAATCTTTTGATGTTTGAAAGGAAAATGAAATTATATTATGTAATGATTTTTTTGAATTTAAAAATGTTTTTTTATTAATTTTTTTAGTTAATACAAATTGTAAGATTAATTTTAAACATTCTTTTATTTTATTAGGATCTGCATCAACTTTTATAAATACTATTCCATTATATGTATCACCTGTTTTAATCAACATACTATCACTATCTATACCATAGCATAATCCTCTTTTAACTCTTAATTCATTAAATAAAATACTCATGAAATTACCTGTAAGAATATGATGCAATAAACTTAATTGAAATTTTTGTAATTCCGTAATATCTTTTACATAAAAATTAACCATCATTATTGTTTGTGATGGATTCGTTGTTTGTTTAATAAACATAGAGGGAGATGTTATAACATCTGAAAATTTTAACTCACTTGTTTTAATTCCTGTTTTAGGATATTTATTAACTAGTGTTTTTAAATAAGATGTAATCATAGGAATATTTAAATTACCTACTACTACAAATGTAGCATTATCATAATGATAATAAGTATTAAAGAATTTTTTTAATTTTTTAGCATTCATATTATTTAATGTATCAAGATTACCAATAATTGGTAATGAATAATGTTCATTTCTTTGATTGTATATTTGATTAATTGTTGATTCAAATAATTGTTTTTTATTACTCATCTTATCTCCTTTCATTTCTTCAAAGATTACCTCTCGTTCTTTATTTACATCTTTTTCTACAAATAATGGTTTTACAAATATCATAAATAATAAATATATTAATAGTTTTGTCTGTGATACATTTCCATGACATTCATAATATGTATATTCTCTTGATGTAGCTGCATTATATGAAATACCTAACTCATCTAATTTATCTGTTCTTTTCTTGAACAACATATGTTCTAAAAAATGTGAAATTCCACGTTCATCTATATTTTCAAATGCACTCCCAATTTTAACAAAAAATCCAGCCGATACAACATTTGAACAGGGGTAATTAACTAGTATACAGCGTAGATTATTAATCTGAATTATTTGTGGTTTAATAGTATTTGATTCAGATTTATTCATTATATTTAAATTATAAAAAATTGATTATAGTTTAATATATTATAATTATTATAATAAAAAATAAAAATGTCACTAACACCAATGTCACGTGAAACAATGAAAAAATTAAGAAAGAAAACAGAGGAAGAAAATAGAATTTATCATATTAAACAAACTATACAGATAATTTATAATGGTGCCATATCTTCAGCAAAATGTGGTGAAACTACAGTATATAAATATCAAATACCTAGAGTGCAAAATAATAATTTTTATTCTAAAAATATGACTGATATTTTGAATGGACTTCAAGAATTATTTCCTGATAGTTCTATTACACATACAATATTTGCATTAGGTACAGATGGTAAAATGTATGATATTGAAAAGTTAGATGATTCTACATTACCATTAGTTAATATTGCATCTGATCAATCCACTATAGTGATTGATTGGACTTAAGCAATAAATAATTCCTATGTAATTATTTATTAAACTTAAGCAATAAATAATTCCTATGTAATTATTTATTAAACTTAAGCAATAAATTGGACTTAAGCAATAAATAATTCCTATGTAATTATTTATTAAACTTAAGCAATAAATTGGACTTAATTTACTTTATAAAAATTGAAAATACTTCAATATAATGAAGTATTAATATTTATTATATTACATTATTTGAAATGACAGATTTAATCAAAACATCTTTTCTGTCATTGGTTACTGGACTGTTACCTTCAAAACTCTTTATTAAAGAAGATGAATCTATAGGACAACATGAGTTTCATATTAAAATGGAATCACTTGTTATAGATTACATTAATCAAAATTATATGACTGATTTTTCAAAGAAACTTCATAATGTTGATACAAAAAAGAAAATATTATTGGATATTCAAACTATTATTAATGGTTGTGAGTCTAATCTTAAAATTCCATATAGAACAATGTGGGAGAATTATTTAAATGATGTTGTAAACAATAAAGAGAATATTGATTTGATTAATAAGATTAAAGAAAAGATCTTGAATAAGAAAATTATTTCTGATATTGACCAGACATTGAATCCAAAGATTAAAATCGAGAGTTTTAATAATAGTACTATCAAGAGTCTAATGAAAACAATTCTTAATTTTGGTACACCACCCAAGGAAATTGTAAAAAAGAATAGTAAAAAGGGTGGTTCCAAGAAAGAGGATAAAGATGTAGATAAATTCAAGAGTATATTTGCAGTAGATACATTAGATACTAAGGAAGATATGATTATGAAACATACTAAAGAAAAGGATGTAAGTCATGCTCAAAATTTAGATATATTTATTGAAGAAACAAAGTACTCTGAGAGTGAAGAAATGATTATGACTCAATTCTATAATACTATTAGATTGATTTCTGATCCAAGGATTAGAAATCAATATTACAATCAACTATTGGAAAAACTAGTGTCTGAACTGACGATTCAAGTTGGGAAAGATATGAAGATGAAAGTAGTTCAAGACAAAAAGTTATGCAAAGAAGATGAGCAAAATTGTGTACATAAGATAACTGAACGTATCTTTGTACAAATGTATTTGTATTTTAAAAATTATGAATCAATTAAACTTGTATCTGAAAAAGTTTTGTCGTATATTAAACTAAGAAATCCAAAATGGTTTTCATATCAAGTAAATGAATTTACAAACAAATTATGTCCAAATTGGGTATTCAAACCCAAGTTTAGTTTGGAGCCTTGGCAGAAATTTGTAGTTAAAGCAGTAAATAATGGTGAAAATGTACTAGCTGTCACCCCAACTTCTGCAGGAAAAACTGTAGTATCATTTGATGCAATTAATTCAAGTGATAATGTAGTATTTATTTGTCCTGCAATTCCATTGGCAAATCAAACATGTGGTAATATTCTTGCAACATTGCATAATAAGAATGATGTAATTACAAATGTACGTTTGGAGACAGAAAAGATATCATTTAAGGTCTATCCTCACCGTCCTGATAATATTATTATTGCAACTCCAAAATCCTTTTACAATTTATTGGTAAATAAGAAAATTAATCCTAATTTTGGCCGTTTGATTGTAGATGAAGCACATATGATGAATGATATAGAAATTGGTGGATATATTGAGTATATCATTAAATTTGGGGCATATTATAATATTCCATTAATGTTATTGTCAGCAACTATTCCAAATTATACTAACCTTAAAGATTGGTTGGATAAAATTACAAATACAAAATTTGCAGGTGTTCTTGAAGAGAGACGATTTTATCAAATGAAAAGGTGGATAGTCAAGAATGGAAAATTATCTGAAATTAATATTCTTGAGCATATGACACCTGATATTTTACTTGACCCAGGTTTTAAACAAATTGGATTATATCCAATTGATCTTATGAAGCTTCATGAGCAAGTATTAAAGATTGTAGATATTCCAGAGTTGCATGTTGATGAAACAATTGATAGTGTTGTTTCACTAGACAAGTTACATTTGATGGAAAATCAGTTATTTAAAGCGTTGAAGAGTCAACCACTTAAGATATTAGATAAAATTTTTTCAACAAGTGCCACCTCTGCACCTATCGTACCTAAAGCACCTGCGGCACCTCCTGAACCATTAGAACCACCTAAACCAATAGTAAATTCATTATTAACACATTTCAAATTATTTAATGTAATTAAAGAGTGTAAAAATAATGGTCTTTTACCAATGTTAATTTTCAAGATGAATTCTAAAGAGTGCAATGATATATTTAATATTATGCTAGAATTACTTGAAGATTATCAACATTTAGTCTATCCTAACTACAATAATGTAAATACTATTATTCAAGAGTATTTTGATACAGTTGAACGTGAGGAAAAGAAAATAAAAGTAGAACGTGATGATAAGAAGAAGGGTAGTAAATATAATGAAGATGGGAGTGAAAGAGATAAAAAAATAGACACCACACCCAAAGATTTTGAACAACTTCTTGATGAGTTGAAGCAAAGATTGTTTGATGAGGGTGAGCTACCATCAAAAGAGGGTGACACATACCAAAAAGGTATTGGAATTAAATATAAATTAATTGAATGGTATCATTTATTCATTAATGATTATATTAACATTCAGAAAGTAACCATATTTAATGAAAAGTATGGTGCATCACTATCTCCAGATGAAATTGTATTATTGAGAACCAAGCATGCAAATAAGGAGTTAAAGATTTATAATAAGCATGAGAATTTGCGTCTTCGTAATGTATTTCAAGCACATCCTGAATGCAGATTATCATCATCATCTATGTCATATGATGAGATGAAAAAGATTAGATCAAAAATTAGTGCAGAGAATACGAGAGAGGCTCGTATTAAATATGGATTGCAAACACCAGTTAAAAAAATTCCATATGGTCATCCATATTTGAAAGGTATTGAACGCGGTATGTTGTGCTGTACTGAACTATTAGAACCTGCATTTCAACGAGCAACACAAAATATAATGAATACTTATCAAATGTGTACATTTGCAGATAAATCTATGTCTATTGGTATTAACTGTTCATTGAAAACTGTTATGTTGTTAGGTTCAATGGATCCAGAGAATCCAATTGAAGAAATTAGTAATGAGACAGCATGGCAAGGTTTTGGCAGAGCTGGGCGTCGTGGTTTGGAGAATGAAGGTCATATTATATTTTCAAGTGGATTAGATACTAGCAAGCTATTAATTCCAAAGTATCCTGTTGTTAAACCAAACTCAGAGGAAATTATGTCTGCATTAATTCCTAAAGATAGTTCAGAGGATTTTAAGAATTTTATCTTGAAGGAAGTTCGTCCTGATAAGTCCGAACAATTATGGGATTGTTCTAATTCCATAGATATTGATGCACTTGCACTAGAGATGTATAATACGCAAAATGTATTAGACACAACTGTAAAGGGTGAAGGTGAGGAAGGTGAATATGAACAAGTATTTGTTGGTAGTATTAGACCATTAGAGGTAATCAAGGCAGAATTAATTGCAAAACTATCATTCAAACCAAACAAATCAGTTCCTCTTCCGGCTAATATCTTGCTAGGTGGTGGTGGTGCTGCTGCTGCTGTTGAGCTATGTGAAGAGGAATCAGATAAAAATATTGTAATTGTTAATTTTGATAATTTTGATTTTGGAAAGTATGATGATTGGGAAACAGCTGCAGATGAAGATGCATTGAAAGCTGGAGAGTTGGTAAAAAAAGTAAGTGCAGCTGAAGCAGAATTTATGTAAATTAATCTTCTATTTTAATTTCACCTGGGATTACCATTCGATAATCTATTTCTTTACCAGATGTTATACTTGAACGAATTATTTTAATTAGGTCACCTACTTTTGCACCATAAAATCGAGCAATAGGATCATTAACTAGAATCTTTTTCATATCTCTAGGATGATGATTAAAAACAGAAAAGTATTTATCTTTTTCTTCCGGTGTTAATAATATATGTAATGGAACAATATTATGATCAATAATTACAATTAATAATTCATCTATTGTAAATACTTCAGTATTTTGATATTCTAGAATTTGTTTAATTGCACGATCACTTAATTTATTAATAATAATAAATTTATGTGTATCTGTATTTTTACTTAGAAAATTTTCAATTGATGCTTCTTTCTTTATTGTAGTTAAAAACATATTAATAAATTTTATTCCATATTTTTTATCATCTATTGTAAAAAGTATTTCATCTTCATTAATAGAGGGCATTAATTTAGAAACTAATTCATCTAATGTTTTAGTTGTATATTTACGTTCAATAAATATTCTACATAATGTTTTAATAACAGTTTTAATCTTATTAGTTCTATTAATTACTATATCATTTGTATTAATAATTGAATCGCTCATTTTAATATATTTATATATTAATATTTATATAAATATTATATTTCAAATTTTTAATATATATAAGTCATATTTTTATTTATATAAATATATTATGGAAACAGAAAAAATAATAACATTATTATCTATAGTAGCTATTTTATTAATAATATATAGGATTTTAATAACAAATGAAGATTTTGACCAAGTTGAAATTTGTGATTATAATTCACCTAATCCAAATGATTTTTGTAAATCTATCCAGAAAGGATGTGCTGATTTAATAACTGAAAATAATAATTTAAATACTAAAATTAATAAGAATTGTTCAGAACTTCCAACTGATACTAGAGATATGATAGATACAGCAATTTCATGTGATAATGATGTTAACAAATTAATTATGAATAATTATGTTAAAACAGAAGTATGTTCTCAAATTAAAAATTTTACTGAAGCTGTTCCACCAATGATTATTAATAATAAAATAACACCATCTGTAAGTAGAAATGAAGATATTATAATAAATAGTCAAAAGGGCTATGCACCATTTTAAATTTAATTTAAAAAAGATAAATAATTATCTTTTTTAAATACATGGAGATAAATAAAATAATAATTATAATATTATTAGTCTTATTTGTATTATTTTGCATAAATAGTATAGAATTTTATAATCCAGAAGTTGAATATCTTTCAACGTATATTTTTATACCAGATTATCCAACATTATCATTTTCAGATTTAGATTCAGATTCAGATATGTCAAAACCACAATTCACAATTAATTATAGTAGTTACGATGGTAGTACTCTAATATTAAATATAAATGGAGATTGTAATAATGCAGAACTCGTAAGTGAGGCTAAATTTAATTTTAAAATTAGTGATACATTAATAACAATAGAACCAGAAATAGAAGAAATTAAAGTTCCAGATGATACAGGTGATACAGGTGATACAGGTGATACAGGTGATGATGATACTGATGAGTCTGATGATTCTAGTAAATCAACTTACAAAATATCATGTAAAAATGTAGAAATTAAATGGCCTAATATAGAAATAGAAGATTCATTTACTATTACTGGAAATTTATCATTAGATGATAATGAATATGAATTTAATTCCATTACATTTTCTACACCACCACCTATAAAATATATACCAGATGACGCATCGTTATCATTTACTGATTTAGATTTAAGAAAACATAATTTTACAATTACATATGATAGTTATGATGATACAACTCTTATTCTCAATTTAGAAGGGTCTTGTCAATATTATCACAATATAACTGATAACCCAATATTTAATATTAATATTAATGATATTAATGATATAACAGTAAATCAAAATCTTGAACTACAACCAGTTACAGATCCTACAAATTATTATAATCTTATATTAAATGAATCACCAACTAAACTTACATTTGATAATTTTACAATAACTGATCCATTTACCGTAAATGGAAATTTAACAATAGATAATCAAGTATATATATTCAAACCAATTACATTTTCTACACGTAATATAATTAAACCACCTACATCATTATCAACACCATTACCAACAACACCAGATAAAATTAAATTAATATTTAAATTAAATCTTCCTTTTCCATCAGATGAAGAGAAGGAAAATACAATTAATACTATCAAAAAAGAACTATCAGATATATTATTAATATCTCCAGAGCGTATTCAACGTACTGATATTTCTCCAGGATCTATATATGTAAATTTATATATTTACCCTGAGATTAATAAAGATTTAACAAAATATGTAAACAATAATATCCCATCCATATTAATTATAGATAATCTTCGTAATAAACTTGTTAATACTAATTTTCCTATGAAATCAATATTAAAAGAAATGGACATAAATTATGGTATACAAATAATTCAAGATATAGATGTATATCGTACATTTGCTGAACTTATACCAGCAAATTTAACAATTATAGATAAATTAATAAAATCAGGGAAAACATTTGCTTTATATACACAGGTTCAAAATTTAGCTATACCTGATAATAGTGGTGGTACTAATATTAACTTAGAAATGATGTATTTATCATATGATATTAAAAGTGGTATGATGATGTTTACTAATAAATTAATGAAAAATAGTGCATTTAACTTATCAAAAGTAATGAGAAAATTTCTGAAAAAATCAGAACCATATAAATATATTGATTTTAATAGGACTATAGTAGAAGATAAAATAGAATATATTGAATCAACATTTTATAATCTATCATTAAAATGTAATAATCTATCAGTTACATATTGTCAACAAGATTGTGATAATTCAAATGTAAATGGATTATGTGCACAAGAAATATATCAAACTAATAAACCGTCATCTTTTCCAGGAAAAGATAAAAAAGATGCTTTTAACTTAAAAAATTTAATAAAATTTAAAATAGAAGAAAATAATAAAGTAACACCATATTTTATATCAATGAATCCTGAAGAAAGAATATATTATCTTACAAATAAATATAGTACATTACAAGCACCTCATGATTATAAAACTATTGTTCAAGTTCCTGTGTATACAGATAATGAACAATATTATAGTACACCTATATATAATGAAGGATATTATACATTTGAGAAAACAAATATAGAAAATTTATCTCCTGCTTATACAAAAGATGAAATTAAAAATTTTCAAGAAAATTCATTAATGTCAATATCAGATACTCTGATTGATGAAAATACCGCATATACGGAATATGCATATGATTTTACTATTGAAATAATATCACAAGATGATTATGATAAATTACAATGGAATTAAATTTAATAAATTAAATTTTTATTAAATTTATACATGAGACTTATTTTTACGGTTCGGAGAACCCTAATTAATTTTTCATGTTTAAAATCTTTGATTTTATAAACACGTTGTGTTTACACATGAAAAATTAACTTACAATTTTATGTTTAAAATCTTTGATTTTATAAACACGTTGTGTTTACACATAAAATCTCTAAAAAAAGTTATTACGTTTAAAATCTTTGATTTTATAAACACGTAGTGTTTACA